CCCAGGAAGATCTTGCTTAAGCAGTTTACGGCGAGCTACAGCGCCAGCCGCGGAGCTCTGCTGGAAGCCTGGAAGAGTTTTAGGATGTACCGCACCTGGTTTATCAATGACTTCTGCAACCCCGTGTATGAGCTCTGGCTCTCTGAGGCGGTAGCCCGTGGGCGTGTGGATGCTCCCGGCTTCTTTACGGATCCCCTGATCCGTCAGGCGTGGCTGGGTGCTCAGTGGATCGGGCCGAGCCAGGGACAGCTGGATCCGGTTAAGGAGATAGAGGCGGAAGTCCTGGCGTGCCAGCATGGTTTCAGTACACACGAGGACAGTGCTCTCCGGATCAACGGGTCCGACTTCGGAGCGAATGTGGAGCAGTTAGCCAGGGAAGCTACCCTGCTTTCCGGCATAACCCCTATAAATGTGACAACAGAGGAGGGAAAGGATAATGGCAGTAACGAAGGCTATGAGGGCAGCGAAAGCGGCCAGAGCGAAAACACCTATGCCGATGGCTCCGATGATGAATAAGCCCTACACCATCAATAAGTCCGAAGACGGTAACACCGTCGAGGTCAATCTGTACGGCGAAGTAGTTGAGTCGGTACCTATCGACTGGTGGACAGGAGAGAAGGTCGAGGGCCTGTTTATCGAGGGTAAGCAGTTCCTGGCGGATTTGGAGGAGCTGGATACCGCTGATAAGGTGGTATTCCATATCAACTCTGTGGGCGGTGATGTGGAGATGGGTATATCCATCTACAACCGGATCCGTTCTATGAAGGCCACCACCACGACCATAGTGGATGGCCTGGCTGCAAGTGCAGCTTCTATTATCGCCCAGGCGGGTGATACCAGACAGATCTCCACCGGAGCGCAGCTGATGATCCACGGTGCAAGTGCCGGGCTTGTCGGTTTCTATAACCGTGAGGATCTTAAGAAGATCGATAACATGCTTTCCGCTATCAATAAGAGCGCTGCGGATATATATGCGGAGCGTGCTTCCAAGGACGACGATCATATCGAGTCCATGATGGCGAAAGAGAAGTGGATGACCGCCGAAGAGGCGCTGGAGGAAGGCTTTGTTGACGAGATCGCCGGTAAGGAGCCGGAGGTCGTGGGTATCGAAGGCCGCTCTTCCATGCTCCTGGTGAACGGAGTGCCTCAGAATATGCGCGGGATCCCGATGCCGGAAATGCCGGTAAGCGGGACAGTTAAGTTATCACGCGAGAAGGAAGGATCGCTTGATATGGATATAGACAAAAACGAAGAAGGGAGGAGTAAGGCTATGACAGTACAGGATCTGGAAGCGGCTAACCCCGAACTGGTTGAGCAGATCAGAAGCGAGGCAACCGCTACCGCTGTCGCGGCAAACGGCGAGGCCGTGAAGAACGCGCTGGAAGCCGACCGCAAGCGCATGAGAGACATCGACTCCATCGCTCTGGCGGTTGGCGACCCTGAGCTTGTTAACAAGGCGAAGTATGACGAGCCTATGGAAGCAGCTCAGCTGGCTTTGATCGCGATGCAGAACCAGCAGGCCAAGGGTGACGCTTTTCTTGCCGCAAGGGCAGAGGAAACGAAGCCGGCCGAGGATGTAGTAGTAAACGCCAATAGCGGTATGGAAGATACCGTGGCGCAGGACGAAGCGGAGCTCGAAGCTCTGGTCAACAAAATTAAGGAGGAAAAGTAAGATGGCAGTTATCGAAACAGCAGTAATGGATAACCTGATCGCGTCCAACTCTCACCCCGTCACAGTTCAGACTTGCGTTATCGCAAGCGGCGAGGGCGAGCTTACCCGCGGTACGGTTCTTATGCGTAAGAGCAACGGCAAGTATGTAGCAGCCGCTGACGACGGAGCAACTCCGCCCGTTAAGTACGGCACCTGCGAACTCGTCCTGGCGGATGACGTTGACGCTACCAGCGCTGATGCAGTAGCACGCGCTTACAACAGCGGTGAGTTTAACTCCCGTGACATTGTGGCGGGCACTGGCTACACCCTTGACGCTGATGACATCGCGGATCTTAAGAACGCGGGTATCTATCTGGCTACCAGCGTCGAAGTAGATCCGGCATAACAAGAGAGGAGGATAAAAGGACATGGCTATCAATCTGTATGACACTCATAGCATGTTAGCTTTGCAGGAAGCTGTAAAGCCGAAGTCTACGTTCCTGCGTGATCGCTATTTCCCCACCACTGACGGGGATATCTTCACTTCCGAAGACGTGATCGTAGACTTCAAGGACGAGACAAACGCTACCCTTGCACCCGCTGTACTGCCTGAGAAAGGCGGTATCCAGGTGGAGCGTGGTGGCTACAAGACACACACTTTTGCACCGGCGCTTATCGCTCCGGCACGCACTATCACCGCTGCACAGCTCCAGAAGAGGCAGGCAGGCGAGCAGGTATTCTCTCGTGTAACCCCTCAGGAGCGTGAGGCTAAGTTCCTGGCACAGGACATCGCAGATCTGAACACTCTGATCGATAACCGTGAAGAGTACATGGCTGCTCAGGTCCTTCTGAATGGTGGATACACCATCAAGCAGTATGCCGACAAGTATGGCGACGCTACCGAGTATGAGCCCAAGACTCTGGTGTTCTACGAGGGCGGATCCAACCCTTATACCTACACACCTGCTACCAAGTGGGATAACGGCGGTAACATCGTGGCCGATATCGCTGCTATGGCTAACATGCTGATCAAGCGCGGCCTTCCTGCTTCCGACCTGATCGTCAGCGGAGCAGTAGCTGATGTAATGCTCAGCGATACTACTATCCTTGCGCTGCTGGATAACAGACGCTTTGTACTGGCTCAGGAGCTTAACCCTCAGGAGCAGGCAGATGGCTCTGTTCTGATCGCCGTGCTGAACATCAAGGGTCACCTGATCAATGTGTTCTGCTACAGCCGTCAGTATCGCAGCGAAGCTAAGAGCGGCAGCCCTCTCGTTTACACGATGGAGGACTTCATCCCCACCAACTATGCGATCATGACCGCTCCTGGTATGGGCCGTACCGCTTATGGTGCTATCACTCAGATCGAGAACGGTGAGTTCGTGACTTACGCTGAGAAGCGTGTACCTCACATCATTACCGATGAGAAGACCTCCGTTCGTACCCTGATCCAGCAGTCCAGACCTCTGGTAATGCCTAAGATCCTGGGTAGCGCTATCAGTGCTAATGTGCTGACCTAAGGAGGTGGGCTTATGCTGGTACGAGTTAACGACAACTTTCCCGGCGTGTTCGGAGCGTACAATGAGCGCTTACACTGCGTGGACGCGAAGAGAGCCGGAGACGCGCCGTTTGAGGTATCGGACAGCGTAGCCAAGATCCAGATCCATAACGGTGTCCTGGTGGCTGTAGATGCTTATGCACCTGCAGCACCGGCTCCGGTGGTCGAGGAGGAGGCTGAGGCTGAGCAGCAGGAAGAGGAGCAGATAAGCGGAGCAGACTACAGCACCCTGAGCATGAACGAGCTCAGAGCTGAGGCCAAGAGCCGCGGTATCAACTCCAAAAATAAGAACCGCGAGGCGCTTATTAAGCTGCTGGAAAAAGACGATGCCGAGGCAGCGCCCCAGATCGGAGCTGAGGATCCTGTATGAGCGTATTCAAAGCACTGGTAGAAAAGGATAGAGCGGTGTTCTTAAACCTGGACGAGTTCGGGGAGAAGCACGATGTAGACGGCGAGGAGATCGTGGTCGTGCTGGAGGATGAGCAGATCGAGGCGAAGGACGATGAGGTAACCCTCTCCAAGTCGGTCAAGGTCATGTATGCGAAGACGGAGGAGCTGAGCGGTCGCAAGATGCGCGGAGAAGCTATCTATGTCGATAATGTGGCCTACACCGTGGAGAGGTGGCTGGACGAGATGGGCGTAACGAGGGTAACAATGAGTCTGCCGGAGGTTTGGTAATGACAATCGTGGGAATTGTAGACAATATAGTGGAATGGCTTAACGCCAATGTGTGCCAGGATGTGCTTATGCGGCTTCCGTCGGAAGATGGAAAGGCTACTAATAAGCATTATGAGTACACAATGGTGCATCCACACGCTTTTCCGTTGTACCTGCCTACCCGTGATAAGCTGCCCCCTAAGGTTAAGACGAATGTTCCCTCTGTTACTGTGCAGCTCGAGTACGGTAATGACGACCCGGAGAACCGGGAGGTAAGTATCACGCTTAACTTCTCCGGCTGGGCTCCCGGCACCTATGAGGTTGACTGGATCATA